CATCACCGAACCCATAACTATTCACCTGTTCGTGTGCTGCAGCAAAGTTCTTCCAATCTTTTAATATCTGATAATAAGAACTAAATGATTCATCTTGACCAAAACCAAAATCATCTACTATTGGTAAATTACATGAGTTATAATCAAATGGTATTGTTAATTTAATATGTAATGTATGACCTCCAAGAATTGTATTGAATCTTTCTGTAAAGGGAACAACCTCAGGTGACCAATCACCTACTACAATCTGACTAAAGTCCCCTTGTTCATATGTATATGATTGATAGAATACGGTAAATATATCTGACGCTAATTCCAATGTATCAGACATAACATCATCTAAGTTGGATAAGTCATCTTCCACCCTATCCATAAAGACAACACCAAAGTTATAATGTATATGATTCTGATTAAATTGTACTTGTTCTGGTACAACATACATACGTGGGTATAATGGTTCCTCCTTTGTTTGTATATCGTTGGTAATCTGTGTGTAATCACCAAACCCAAATGACTTGATCTGTTCGTGGTGATACGCTATACTACTAAAATACGTTAATAATTGTTTGTATGTTATTGTACTCATCTAATATTAAATATAAAGTTTATTAAAACGTATCCTGAAATTAGATAATATTGTTGGCCTTTTTCATCCTCTTAACTTCTTCCTTATCTTTTTCTATCAAATAGGATAACATATTTAAGGTTTCAATAATTCCTTTCTTAGCGATGCTATCGTGTCTTGTAATATCATCATCTGCAATTCGGTTAAGAACCATGTACCATCCGAATTTTTCTTCCATAGATTTATCCATATTTTCTTTCTCCATCTCCATACGAATTTTATCTGCATCCAACTTACTTTCATCCATATCTTCAAAGATATTGGGGTACTTTGAGAATAAATCCTTGCGAAATGAATAAAAAAAAACTGAGACCCTAAAGCGTACTCCACATTTAACTTGTCTCTGAATAACTCAGCACGTTCCTCCATCTTGTGGACGTCATATTCCTCTATCTCAAATTTGTGTTTACCCTTATGTTTTGTAATAGGTCTATATAGTATTGCGGTAATAATATGTAGGTAACTTAAAAACTCCTCAGGTTTCTTGGTCATAAGTGTATCTAAGTCAGCAAACTCACCGAATGACATATTCTTCCATGATGGAATGAATCCGTACTCAACACCCTCAAATGTAAACTTATCTGTAAATTCAGGTTCCCTTGTTGGAATGATCTTTAATAACTCTATAGATAAAGTATTAATAACATCCCTGTTTCCTTTCATCAATAGATCCATTGGTGCACCAGTGATTATGTTAATTAACTTTATTGAAAAGTATTCATCCTCAAATAAGTCCTTTACCTTGAATATCTTTACATAATCTCCTATCGTTAAATAATAGGGTAACTTATATTCCTTTCCTTCTAATTCAAATGTTATTTTTTTCATATTATCTTATATTGTTTATTGATGTGTAGTTACTACCACCGACTACACCTATTGCGTATCTTCCTGACGCTTTTATGTTTTTTAATTCCCAATACATCCTCATCATCATTGCATCAGATAAATCGGGTGATTTTCCTAATACCCTTTTCATCTCATCCTTGGATTGTACTGAAACCTTATTATCCTTATCCGTATCTTTTAATTTGATTGCAAGTAACTCCTGTGTTAATTGATCTATTGTTGTTGGATCTAATATGTTTAATGATAACTTACCCTCCCTGAATAGATCTGATAATTTAACATAACACTGACTCTTTAGGTTACTGAAGTTTAATTTATGTAATGGTGAACTATTGTTAACGAAGTTTGTTCCTCTAATCTGATCCGCAACACCTCCACCTACGCCATCACTATCCACAATAATGTTTGATGGATGTATACCGTGTTTCTCAATTAGAGACCTAATTTCGGAGGATAATTCTGTGGTTGATAACTTACTATAGACAAGACATTCCACGACCACCAGTCCAACCCAAACCATCACTACGGATCTATCATCACCAAACCTTGCTACGTCCACTGACATATATTTCTTATCTTGTGGATTAGGTGTCTGTAGGAATATAGAATTTGATATATAATCAAAGTTGAATAAACTATCTGTGTCATCCATATAATTCCAATCACCTTCCAATAATCTCTTTCTTTGTTGTGATGGTAATTCCTTCAACATCTCAATATAACTTGGTGGTAGATGTGGGTTATCTAATGGGAGTGCTGGTACAAACGCCATATTATCAGGTAGTGTCTGATTAACAAATGGTAGATAAAAGTCCTTCTTGATCCAATTGTTGGATGGGTTACAAGTCATTAATACTTTTGGTATTAACTTATACTCATTTAATTTATATCTTATACGTGATTTTAATATACTATAACATAATGATGTGATCTGTGTAGATTCATCTATGAAGACAGCGGAGACCTCCATTGAACCAAGAGAATCATAGTTAGGATCACTAGGTTGAAACGCTAAGTCCTTTAAGATAATCTCACTACCATTATTAAATGTTATAACATTTGACTGACCATTATAGTTGAAGTGTTCCCCTGACTTTAAACTCATCATCTTCAATACGTCAAATAGTGTATTTAATGTGGTTAATTTAAGTTGTTGTAATACCGATCTACCTATTAATGTCCTTACGCCAGGATATTGTAGACAGACAGTAGTAATCCAGACACAACCCAACCAAGACTTTCCGCCACCGGCGGATCCACCATATACAATAATATTCGTCTTATCATCTAATAATAATTTAAAAGTATGTTTTTGTTTATCTGTTGGATTAATTTGTATTTCCATATAAAAAATTATACGCTGATAAATCTACAATATCAATATTATCATTAACCTCGTTATCCCATCTATCTCTATCATGTTCTATATTACAATCTATTCTACCTCTATCACATCTTAACATCCAATCCTCTCTTGTCTTATTGTGGTAATGATTAATCACAGCAACATCTGATGGACCATTAGGATTAAACGGTCCTCTAAATACTTTTCCGTTGGTATCCATTGCGTGTCCCAATGTATTGTGTGGTAGTTGCATCCTTTCTCCTGATCTTGCGTTAACTAATACCTTGATATGTTGGTCTGTATTCTTATTTCTATTATGGAACATTGTTAGTAATGAATTACAATATCTATTCTCTAATCCAAACGATCCGTATATAAACCAATTCAATCCTATTACATTGGTCTTATCCTTATAGTCATCAATAAACTCCTTAATGTTCTTATGTTTCTTTAATACAATAAACTCATCACAATCAATGAACGCAATCCAATCGTATTCTTTATTGTTTTCTAATACTGTATTGTATAATGGAACCTGTATTGATCTACCATCACATATTTCTTTTTGTAGATATGGTTTCTCTATATCACATCTCCAATCGTTTTGATACATGATGATCTTATCAAATCCTAATTTGTGGTTATACTCCAACCATTCTTCTAAGTAGTGGTCTTCCCACTTTGCTACACATACGAGTGCTACTTTAGTTGTGGACATTCCTTTTAAATTTTCTTCTATTTTTATTTTGTTCTACAGAACTTGACCACTTACAATTTGTTGGTTCATAATTTCCATTTGAATTTATTCTATCTATTGATGTTTTAATTGGTCTTTCTCCCATATCTTCTAAAAAGTTTTCAAACTTTAACCATCTTTCACAAAATTTTATACCTCTTCCTCCATATATATCATAACGATTATTATTAGGATTTGTACATCTATCTTTTAATGCTAACCAACTTACATAAGTTCTACTTACTTTACCGACACTATGTCCATGTTTTTTATTTGTTATTGATACTCTCTCTTTCATATAACAACCACAAGATTTAGTATTTCCTCTATTCAAACTACTTAAATGAACAATTATAATATTACCACATTCACATTCACATTTAAACTTTCTTTGTGTTTGTCCTGATGGCATTATATGTTTTTCTACTTCACAAATAATACTTAATCTACTAAATTT